CCCTACACGACGCTCTTCCGATCTCACAAAAGCTTTTGAAAATTGTTATATTGATACTACAGCAGCAGAAACAGAAGTAGAAGAAACAGCCTAAAATAATAAAGGAGGACTAGCTTATGGCTGAAACAGAAATAACTAAAACAGAATATCCTGTTACATTACAAGATGTTTGTGATGATATGGGATTTCTAGTTGAAGAAGTAGAAAAAGATGTTATTGTAAAAAGAAACATTGAAAGATTAATTAAATTTTCGGATTTATATTTAAAAGGTGCCATAGGCAATAATTATCCTAAAGAAGATGAAAGGGCTAAACAAATAGCCCTTTTAGTCATTTCTGATTTATACGACTATAGAGATTTAGACTCTAAGAATATAGCTAATACAACTAGAAAATTATTGAATGATTTAGAATGGCAATTAAAAACGGAGATGAGAAAAAATGGCAATGAACAAACCAATTAAAATTCAAAAATTAGATCCAGAAACAGAAGTATGGCAAGATTATTATAAATGCTATGCAGAAGTTAATAAATCTAGTGGAAGAGAATATTTTAATGCTAAAACTACCATTACCCAAAATACTTTTAATTTTAAGGTTAGATATATGAGACAATTAGAAGATAGTATTTTAAATACAAATCAATATAGAATTATCTATAAAAATAAAGAATTTAATATTATTAATGTAGACGATAAACAAGAAAAAAGAATAAAAATAACTTATGTTGCAGAATGTGTAACAGTTTAGGAGGAAAGATGGGGATAAATAATAATATAAGTATCACAAAATTATCGCCTAAAATGCAAGAAATATTAAACGGCTATGCCTCAAAAGTAACAGATAAAGTAAAAGTATTAGCAAAGGAAACCGCAGCAGAATTGACTAAAAATACGAAGAAAGATTCGCCAAGAAAAACTGGAGACTATAGAAGGCATATTACTAATAAAAAAACTAGCGAGACTTCTACAAGTGCAGTATATACATGGTATGTAAAAGATCCAGAGTATAGATTAACTCATCTAATAGCGAATGGGCATAGACATATAGTAGGAAGCGGAAAAGGAAATAAGACTCCTATAGAAGTTGGAAGAATAGATGGTAATTTTCCACTTGCTAAAAATGTTATAGAAGCGGAAACGAAATTTGTAAAAGGTGTAAAGGAGATAATAGAAAATGAATATTGAAAAGTGGTTTAAAGAAGGAACAAACTTTAAAATAAAAGAATTAAGATATTTAAAGCCACCTAAATTGCCATATTTTCTATATACTAACAAAAAGAAATATAGAGGGGCTGATCTAATAAATAATATTATTGAAAATAATATTACAATTGAAAGATACAGTACGAGTAATAATGAAGAAGACTTAAAAGATATTGAAATTGTAAATAATTTTTTTAGTAAAAGTTATTATAAGTACGAAATGCAAACAGAGTGGCTTAATTCTGAGGGGTTATATGGTACATTTTGGATTTTAGATCCAATAGTAGAAAAAATAAGAAAGGAAGAGTAAAAAATTATGGGAAAAAGAACTAAAAAAACTATCACATTGGGTAGTGGAAAATTATACATAGTTGAATTTGATGGAGAGATTCCAAGTAATAAAGAAATAGAGATAGAAGAAAACTTAATAGGTTATATACAAGGTGGAGCAGAATTAGAATACAAACCAGAATTTTATACAGCAGAAGATGACTTAGGAAAAGTTAAGAAAACAATTATTACAAAAGAAGAAGCTAAATTAAAATCTGGAGTGATGACATGGAATGGAGAAACATTACAAAAACTATCTGCTACAGGTAGAGTGACAGAAGATAAAGAAAAAGGAGTAAGAACTGTCAAAATTGGTGGTATAGATAACAACGACAATAAGAATTATATTATACATTTTGTTCATGAGGATTCAGTAGATGGAGATGTTAGAGTAACTATAGTTGGTAAAAATACAGCTGGCTATACTTTATCTTTTGCAAAAGATAAAGAGACGGTAGTAGATGCTGAATTTGAAGCAATACCAAGCGATGACGAGGGAACATTAATTGTATATCAAGAAGAGATAGACATAGAAGAACAAGCGTAACCTAGAAAATATTTCTAGGTTTTAAAGGATACTGGAAGAATATTAAAAAGACTTCCAGTATTAATTTTTTTATAATAAATGGAGGAATATTAGTATGTATGATATGACAAAATTTAAAACAAGATATTTTACTATAAAATTAAAAAATAATAGGGTTTTGGATTTAGAGCCACCAAAGTTAAAAATATTAAAAAAAATAACTGCTTTAAGTGCAATAAAAAATTCCGATGAATTATCAGAAAAAGAAATAGCAAATTTAATTGAAGCAGTATCGATAGCAATAAGTAAAAATAAACAAGGTTATAAAATGAACCCAGAACAAATAGAAGATCAATTTGATATAGACGAAACCGTAGACTTTTTAAACAATTACTTTAATTGGGTTAATGAAATGCAAAACCAAAAAAACTAAAAATTCCATATTATCCAAGTGAAGACGACGATAATATGGATACTGGTTATATAGTTGAAAGTATAGGGGAAAAAAGAGTTGCTGAATATTTAAAAATTTCAATGCTTGAAGTAGAAAATTTAGATTATATAGAATATTTATTTTTTCTAAGGGAAGCAGTAATTTATAATTGTTCACAAACTGATGAAGGTAGAGAGTATTTAAGAAATGCCAAAAGGTTAGAGGAAACATCTCCAGACAGAAAAAAATTAAGAGAAAAATTTGGAAAAACAAGTTAAAGTACTTGTTTTATTTTTTTCTTAAAGAAGAGGTGCGTATAAATGGCAAGTAAAATACAAGGAATAATCGTAGAAATTGGAGGAGATACCACCAAACTAGGCAACGCACTAGAAAGCGTAAACGCAAAGACAAAATCGCTACAATCTGAATTAAAAGGCGTAAATACTTTATTAAAAATGGATCCTACGAATGTTACATTATTAAAGCAAAAACAGGATTTATTAAATCAAAGTATAGTGAATTGCAAAGAAAAACTAGACAAATTAAAAGAAACTCAACTACAGGTACAACAAAAGTGGGAGAAATTTAAAGAAGTAGAACCTATTTTAGAATCATTGTCAAAAGAAATAGCAGAAGGAGAAAAAGAATTAAAAAAATTAAAAGAACAACAAGAAAAAGCTAAAAAATCTTTTGAAGATGGGAAAATAGGAGAAGAACAATATAAAAGTATATCTAATCAAGTATCAATATGTGAAAAGAATGTAAAGTCTTTAAAAGAACAGCAAATTGAACTGTCAAAAGACACTGTAAATAATGAACAGTATAGAGATTTTCAAAGAGAGATTGTAGCAACTGAAAATAAGTTAAAAGATTTAGAGAAACAAGCTAGGTCTTTTGGATCAGTAGGTGCTCAACAAGTGGCGGCAGTAGGAGAAAAAATGACAACTTTAGGAGAACATATTACTGCTGTTGGAAAGAAATTTAATATAATAAGTGTAGCAGCAAGTGCTGCTTTAGTTGGAATTACCAAAAGTGCAATAGAAACTGAAACCGCATGGACTGGAGTTACTAAAACAGTAGATGGCACAGAAACACAACTAGAAGAAGTAAGAGAAGAATTACTAAATTTATCAACAGTAACATCAAGTAGTGTTACTGATATTATGTCAGTTGCAGAAGCTGCTGGGCAATTAGGTGTAAAAGTTGAAAATGTATCGGCTTTTACTGAAACAATGGTAAGATTAGGAGATTCTACTAACTTATCTGCTGATGAAGCAGCAACAGCCATAGCACAACTTTATAATGTTATGGGCTCAGATATAAATACAGTTGATCAATTCGGTAGCGCATTGGTTGCATTAGGTAATAATGCAGCAACTACAGAAGCGGACATATTAAACATGTCAACAAGAATTGCGTCATCTGGAAAGCAAGTAGGTTTGACAGAGCAAGAAGTATTAGCATTAGCAACAACACTTTCTAGCGTTGGACTAGAGGCAGAAGGTGGAGGCTCTGCTATTTCTGCTGTAATTACACAAATTGATAAAGATGTTGCTTTAAATTCCGATACGCTAAAAACATGGGCAAATGTTGCAGGAATGTCTGTAAAAGATTTTAAAAAACTATGGCAGAATGACGCAATGTCTGCTATTCAAACTGTTGTCAAAGGAATGGGCGACGCAAGTGCTGGAGGAGAGAACTTAAATGTTATATTAGATGATTTAGGTGTAACATCGCTAAGACAGACTGACACAATGAAAAGATTGTCTAATGCTTCTGAGTTAATGTCTGATATGGTTAACTTAAGTAATGAATCATGGAAAGAAAATATATCATTAACAGAGGAATCAAATAAAAGATACCAAACAACAGAAGCAAGAATGCAACAATTAAAAAATACACTAGCTGTATTATGTGATAAATTAGGACAAATATTATTACCAATAATTCAAAAAATATGTGATGGACTATCTAATTTTGTAAATTGGTTATCTAATTTAAGCCCAACAATGCAGAAAGTAATATTGATTGTAATTGCGTTAGTTGCTTCAATAGCACCATTACTAATAACAGTAGGAAAATTAGTGTCATCAATAGAGATCGGAAGAGCAC